CTCAAAATTGGAGTGGTTCGCATAACCAGTTAATGGATACAGATGGTTTTGTTTTAGGTCATACTTGTGAGCTTAGTGGTTGGATTGAGAACATAACCACATTGGATGCAATATCTCAAATTTCATTTACAAGGACTTACGGAAGGAAGGACATCTATTGTATAGGTGAAAGCTTACCTAGAGAGTCATTGGTTAAAAATGTAGAGAATACAATGGTTATCAGGTCTTCTGGGTTTGAAAACATGTTACCTGCGGAGGGTATCAGAATATCTGGTGATTTAGGTGTTATATTTAAAGATTCAAAAGGGGACAGGGTTAAAACTCAACCCCTTGTAAGTGGAACTTATCATAATTTAGATCCCTCTATACATATTAAAAGTGGGGCTTACGTTATTGCGGAGAGTTACTCTATAGCAGAGAAGGGTTCGGTAGAATCTGTAATAACAATAGGAGAAGCTATACAATAATATTAAATTCAGTGTATATATATTAAATCGGTTTCGGAATGAAATACGCCAAAACTGCGAAAAGTAAAAATTATAAATAATTTCGCCCTGTCACTGGTTTTTTTTAGAAAAAGTTTGGTTTTGTTGTATATATAAGTGTATGAATCATATTTACTGCACAGAATGTGGGGCTAAAGTGGAATACGCTTACTCTAAACCTAAATTTTGTTCAGGTTGTGGCGAAAAGTTTGGCGGATTGCATAAAAGCATCAAAAAAACCGAAAAAACCGTTAAAAACACCTCTCTTGCAGAGGATGAGACTGAAATTGACGAAGTCCCGACTCTACGGGGAGGTCTAAATGTAGACATTGAGTCTGATGGTAACCATGTTTTTGAGTTAAACTCTCTAGTTGGAGAAGAAAGCGACAAAAAAGAGGTCAGAGAGAAGAGATCTAGAAGTATAGACGACTTTATTGATGACCGAAGAGGGTAAAAAGCGGTTCGAGGACCACATAGACATAATAGAGACCGCTATTCGTAAACAAAGGAGTAGGTGGCGTCTAGATTGTATTTCTTGGTTTGATTTTGAGGATGTGGAGCAAGTAATTAAGCTCCATATTTATAAAAAGTGGGATATGTGGGACCAAAAAAGGCCTTTGGAGCCTTGGATAAACATAATTGTTACTAATCAGATAAGAAATTTGGTTAGGAATCATTATGGTAACTATATGAGGCCCTGCACTACCTGTGAGTTTAATATGGGTGATGATGCTTGCTCGTATACATTTAGTAAAGTACAAGATCGTAGTTGTGATAAGTTTAAAAACTGGGAGAAGACAAAAAAAGTAGCGTTTGATTTGAAAGTGGCCGTATCTGCTGAAGATCATACATATGAAATGGGTAAAAGTGCCGATAGTGATGTTTGTTTTGATTCGTGTATCTTGAAGCTTAATGATTACATGAAAAAAGACTTAACGGAGACTCATTACATAGCTTATCACATGTTATTCTTTCAAAAGTCATCAGAAGAAGACGTTGCTGAGTTCATGGGTTATAAGACTAACGAGAAAAAACGTAAGGCTGGCTATAGGCAGGTTAAAAACCTAAAAAAGATGTTCATGAGAAAGGCGGCTGAGATAATTAAAGATTACGACATCATAATTAACAAAACAGATTAAAAAATGGAGTTAAATAAAGAACAGGAGGATTTCTTAAAGGAGAACGCCAAAAAAATGCAAGATTTAAATCTACTTACTAAGGAGTGCTTTAAAGATGACAGCTTAGACGGAAGAAGTAAACAGGGTAGGCTTGTACGTAAATTTTTGATTGAAAACGAGATAGAGTTCAAGACATCATTTAAGCCTAAGCAGGAAAAGATCAAGTTTACAAAAGAGCAGAAAGAATTTATAATAAATCAGGCAAAAGATAGTCTATCTTCACTGGCTATAGCTAAGTTGTTGTTTCCAGATAAGCGTGTTAACCCATTAAGCTTAGAGCAGAGAGCTGTATTAGACCATATTAAAAAAGTAAACCCAGACTTCTTGCCTTCACAAGATAGTGGGGCTTTGGATTCTTACGTTGCGCCGAAAGCTGCTAGTAGAATTCTTAAAAAGATAAACGATGCTGTAGGTTTAAACCTTGAAGAGTCAAAAATCAATAGGCAATATCAAATATGTGTCGATAAGCTTGGTATTCATCTTAATAATTCTCGTTTTTTGAAGATAATGAATAATTATTTAGACACAAGCGACAGAACTTTATTTGAACAAGAATTTATTCGTTTAATATGGGACAAACCCGATTTAACTGCTGATGAAATCAACCTTTACCTCAACGTGTGTAAAGAGATAATCAATTTGGAGGTTGTAAGCAAACATTTGAACAAGCTTAACGATATGTTCGACGTTGCGGACGACCAAACAGAGATGTCAGTGAGGCTTGCGGAAATCATTAAAGCTAAAAGTTCAGAATATCACCAGTGTGAGAATAGAATAGAAAGCTTAACCAAAAAGTTACAAGGTGACAGGTCTGAAAGAATGAAAAACAAGACCAAGGATAATGCTTCTATTTTATCAATAGTTCAATTATTTCAAGAGAAAGAAGAAAGAGACAACATGGTGAGGATTGCTGAAATGCAAAAACAAACAGTCAAAAAAGAAGCTGAGAGGATTGAGGGCATGACTGAGTGGAAAGCTAGAATTCTAGGTATAAGCCAGGACGATGTTATTTAAGTGTCAGGAGTGCCAGAAAGAGTTTGAGAGCCTTAGGGGGCTCCATACTCACGTTAAGAAGCATGGTGTGATGCTTGGTGATTACTATGTGCGCAATTATCGCAGAAAAAACAAACTAACTGGTGATTTATTGCCTTTTAAGAATTACGACGATTACTTCTTTAAGGATTTTTCACAACCGCAACAACTAATGGAGTGGATAAACAAATCTCCAGATGAAGAAGTTAAAGAATATATTGCTAAACTCCTTGTTCATAGGGTGCAAGAAAAAGGTTTGGATTATGGCCCAACGCAGTTGGAGCTAATCACATCTGGATTGCCGCCAATTGATATTTATAAAAAACATTTTGGCAGCTACACAGAGGCATGCAAACAATGTGGGATAGAACCCTTGTTTAATAAAAATTTGCCAAAAGAATTTAACAATGATTACTCTAAAGTAAAAATACTGATAGACACTAGAGAGCAAAAACCTTTGAGCTTCAAAAACAGTGAAAAATATAAATTAGACGTCGGTGATTATTCTGTAGAGGCTAGTAATTATGATTATACAACAGTAGACAGGAAATCCTTTGGAGATTTCTGCGGAACTATAACAACTGGTTATGCTAGGTTCTGTAAGGAGCTTGATAGATGCAGAAGTTTAGGCTCTTACATGTTTGTTGTTGTGGAGAACGGCTTTGATGAGATGGAGGACATCAATAAGAAGAGCTATAAGAAATTCAAACTCAGCTATGTTTATCATAATATGAGAGAAATACAAAAACAGTATAAGGATTGCTGTCAATTTGTTTTTTCTGGCTCTAGAACTAACAGTATAGAGTTAATTCCTAAAATACTAATGCTAGGGAAAAAACTTTGGAATACCGACGTAGAATATTTCTGGTCTAAGCGTATATCTAATAAAAATAAATAAAAATAAATATGAGCTGGACAACAGGTATTCAAGAATCAAGAAATAGGTTTCCTGACATTAATAAGGAGATTTTAGAGATAGAGGGTTATCTAGAGGAAGATGAAGCAAAATTATTGTTTTATAAATTCCTTAGACAAAATCCATCTTTCGCTGCAGAGTTTATAACAGGGGTGAGATTGTTCCCCTTCCAGCACATGGCTATTAAGGGCATGATGGAGACCGATTACTTTTTAGGCATATGGAGTCGTGGAATGTCTAAAAGCTTCTCTACGGCCGTTTTTGCGCTATTAGACGCTATAATGAACCAAGGTGTTCACATTGGAATTATATCTAAGTCTTTTCGACAGTCAAAAATGATATTTACTAAGATGGAAGAGATAGCCGCGAGTCCAAAAGCCGAGTTCCTTTCTCAATGCATTACCAGAGTATCCAAAGCTAACGACCAATGGGTTATGGAACTTGGATCTAGTAAGATAACAGCTCTACCATTAGGTGATGGAGAAAAGCTCCGTGGTTTCCGTTTTGAGAGGATGATTATTGATGAGCTTCTTCTTATGCCTGAAAAGGTATTGAATGAGGTTATTATGCCGTTCCTTTCTGTTATTAAAAACCCTACTGAAAGACAAGAGACATATGATCTCGAGACAACAATGATAGAGCAGGGTAAAATGAAAGAAGAGGACAGGACTAAATGGCCCAACAACAAAATTATTGGTTTATCTTCTGCCTCTTATAGATTCGAACATTTATATAAGATGTATTGTCAATATGAGTCATTGATTCTTAATGAAAACGAGCAAGATAAGGCTCATAGAACCATAATGCACTTTAGTTATGACTGTGCTCCACAACAACTTTATGATCAAAACCTTATTGATCAAGCAAAAGCGACAATGAGCCAATCTCAATTTGACCGAGAGTTTATGGCTGTATTTACAGATGATAGCTCTGGTTACTTCAAGGTGAGTAAGATGAAGGAGTGTACCATAGAAGATGGAGAAGGGCAATCGGTAGAGGTTGTTGGTGTACCACAGGATGAATATATATTATCCTTTGACCCATCTTGGTCTGAAAGTGACGGCTCTGACGATTTCGCTATTTTACTGATTAAATTAAACAGGGATACTAAAAAAGGCACTATAGTGCATAGTTACGCTTTGCCTGGAGCAAATCTTAAAACGCATATAACTTATATGGCGTATTTAATCAAGAACTTTAATATTGTTTTCATAGTTGGTGACTATAACGGTGGAGTTCAGTTTTTAAACTCATGCAACGAGAGTACAATCTTTAAAAAGAATAATTTAAAATTGAATTTAGTAGATTCCGACTTGGATGACCACCAAGAATACGAAAAGGGCTTAAGAGGTTTAAAAAGACAATATAACAAAGAAACAAATACTTATGTATTCCTTAGGAAGCCAACATCTAAATGGATAAGGTATGCAAACGAGTTATTGCAAGCAGCATTCGATCACAAGAGAATTTACTTTGCTGGAATGGCAATGAATGATGATTACAATAGACAAAGAAAGGCAAAGATACCAATCAAGGATTTAACATTCTTAAGAAATTACGAAAACAAGTCTGAACCTTCTAAAATGATTGATTTTGTGGAACACCAAAAAGATATGATGGATTTGATTAAAGTAGAGTGCGCTTTAGTACAAGTTTCAACCTCAACACAAGGAACCCAAAGCTTTGACTTACCATTAAACTTAAGAAAACAAAGTGGGGCAGATAAGGCAAGGAAAGACTCCTATTCCGCATTAATACTTGGCAATTGGATGATGCATGTATTCTATGATATGATGGATGATAATATCGCCACTAACCAAGAGACATTCACTCCTATGTTTTTAGATTAAATTGTACAAAGTTAAACTTTTAAAAGTTATAACTTTAACTTTATACTTTTGAGTGTATAATCTTTTATGGCAAAGAGGAAATATACAAAAAAATCAGACTACTGGGGTAAATTTAATAACAAAGAAGAATTGAAACCCAGCCAACCACAAGAAGGCTTTTCTCCAGACATGATGGGAGATCCTTTTTATACTTCTGACGCGTCTTACAATTCTAGTTCTAACGCAGCCTGTTCAAGGGTTACTTCTTCTGGTAAAGGAGCTACTAGGTTTAACAGGGCTGCATACAATGTTAAGCCAGACAGATTCTCAAGCATAAGAGGAGGTCTTCTGCCATATGACTACGCTTCAGATGGGGTTAACGTAAGGGACGCTATAGAACTTTGCCAGAAAGCATACGCGAATGTTTCAGTATTCAGAAATGCTGTAGACATTATGTCGGAGTTTGCTAATACCGACTTATTCCTAGAGGGCGGAACAAAAAAAAGCAGGGACTTCTTTGCGGAGTGGTTTAAAAAAATTAACCTGAGCAACCTTAAAGATCAATACTTCAGAGAATATTATAGAAGTGGAAATATATTTTTGTATAGGCTGGATGGCAAGTTTAAGGCTGACGACTTTGCGGAACTGATTAAATCAATTGCCCCAACTAACGGAGCAAAAAACAAAGTACCTATACGTTACATATTGATGAATCCTTATGATATTGTAGCTACTAGAGCTTCAGCTTTCAATGACGGAGCTTATGAAAAAATACTCTCTGAGTATGAAATGTCAAGACTTCAGAACCCATCAACAGAGGAAGATAAGGAAATATTCGATTCTCTTCCTGAAGATGTAAAAGAAAGTGTTAAAAAGGGAAATTATAATACCGATGGTTTAAAAATCAAACTAGACCCCATGAAGGTGTCTCATTCTTTTTATAAAAAACAAGATTACGAGCCTTTCGCCATACCTTTCGGTTATCCAGTACTTGAAGATATCAATGCTAAGATGGAACTCAAGAAAATGGATCAAGCTATTACAAGAACAATAGAAAATGTAATATTGCTTATAACCATGGGGGCAGAGCCAGACAAGGGAGGAATTAACGCCCAAAATCTAAACGCAATGCAGAGTTTATTTAAAAACGAGAGTGTGGGAAGGGTATTAGTTTCAGATTATACAACAAAAGCAGAGTTCATTATTCCAGATTTAAATAAAGTACTAGGTTCTGAAAAATACAAAGTTTTAAACGAGGATATCAAACAAGGGCTTCAAAATGTTATTGTTGGTGAAGAGAAATATGGAGCTACCCAAGTAAAGGCTCAAATATTTATCGATAGACTTAAGGAAGCGAGAAATGCTTTTCTTGCAGACTTCTTGCAAAAAGAAATGAAGAGAGTTTCAAAAGAGTTGGGATTCAGGTCTTATCCGACAGCTGTTTTTAAAGATATCGATATGAGAGACGAGACTCAATTGATGAGGGTATCTACAAGACTAATGGAGCTTGGAGTTATTACGCCTCAACAGGGCATGGAGATGTTTAACACAGGAAAGTTCCCGCAGCCTGAAGATCTCTCTCCAGCTCAAAAGAAGTTTATTGAGGAAAGAGAAGAAGGTTTTTACAACCCTATTGTTGGGGGAGTCCCGATGATTGAGTCTCCAGAGTCTGAAGTTAATCAAGGTCCCAGTGGACAAGCTGGCAGACCAGAGGGGACGTCTGGAATACCACAAGAAAATTCTCAAGCACAATATTCAAGGAAAAACATTCAATCAACAATAGAGGAACTCGAAACCGCTAGAGCAAAGATTAAAAAAGTTATGAGGAAGGAATTAAAAATAAAAAGATTCACAAAAAATAACGAAAATATGCTTGATAGCCTATGCGAGGCAGTAGTTTGTTCCACAAACATTGAAAATTGGACACAAACCGCTCTTTCTTGTGTATCTAACCTGGAAGAGATTCAAAAACTTAATGTCTTGCCTGAAATTTTAGAGATATCAGCTAAGCACGAACTAGATAATTACTCAGCAGCAATTTTATATCATAGTAATGAAAAGAAAGAAGAAGAGCGAGCCTAAATATAAATATACAGCTACATTTGAAGCGGAAGTCTTCTCTTGTGATATCGGTGGAGGGTCCTTTATATCTAAGGCTTCTTTAGACAATTTAGAGTCTCTTATTCCTAGCGGCGTAAACTTCGAAGATAATATTGATCTTCTTGGAGTAGCCTTTAATGCTGCAGTCGTTAATAAATTCAATAAAAATGGTGATGGAATAGATTCTAAAACAGCTATTGAATATACAAAAAACTTTGTACATAAGCCTACAAACATAGAGCACGATAAAGATAAAATCGTAGGCCATATTGCTAGCGCAGGTTGGAGCGAATACGGAACAAGTAGAATCATGGAAGCTGAAGAGCTTGAAGGTTATACAAAACCATTTAATATTGCTCTTGGTGCTTTGGTTTATAAATCAGCTAATTCAACATTTGCAGAAGCTATAGAAAAATCAGTTGATCCTAGGGAAGGTATGTATCACAGCATATCGACAAGTTGGGAGGTTGGTTTCTCTGATTTCGTGCTGGCAGTTGGCAGTGAATATGTCGAAGAAGCAAGAATAATCTCTGATCCTGAAGAGATGGAAGAAATGGTCGGATGCCTTCGTTCCTTTGGTGGAAGCGGCAAAACAGACAAGGGTGAGACTGTAAACAGGCTCATCACAGGAAAGATTTATCCATTGGGGATTGGCTATACAACCAATCCAGCGGCAGACGTTAAAGGTATTTACATGAAGCCAGACAACGAAAACCCTATTGTAATAAAAGACAAAAGAGATAAAAATATTTCACAAAGTGAAAAAACTAATGTAAACCTTAAAAAGAATAATTCTATGGAAACCGAAAAAGTTATCGACGAACTGAAGGATCTTCTGGCCGACAAGAAGTTCTCACAGGAAGCAATCGCCTCCATGACTAGCACCTTTGCTGATGCTATCAAGGAAAAAGACGAGGAATTCCGTGCAGAACTTACCAAAGCACAAGAAGAAAAAGAGGCTGTAGCCACCGAACATGCGGAACTTAAATCTTCAGTCGAAGAATTAAAGTCTAAATTCGATGAGGCACAGACAAAAATTGCCGAATTTGAATCAGCTCAAAAAGCTGAACAGGCAGTTGCTCGTTTCAACGAGAGAATGGACGTTCTGGATCAAAAATTTGATCTTGAAGACGAAGACAAGGAGTTTCTTGCTAAAGAACTTAAAGATATCGACGCAGCAGAAGAGGCTTTCGCTTCATTCGAAGAAAAGCTCGTTGTACTCTGGAAGCACAAGAGCAAGGAAGCCAAAGCTGAATTTGAAAAGCAAGTAGAGGCTCGCATTCAAGAAGAGGTAGAGAAGAGAATTTCTCAACCAACTTCTGAGCCAACAGAAGAGGCTATCGCAAGCAAAACCGAGGAGGAAATCCTTGACGGCGCAGAGACAACCGAAGCTGCAATTGCAAACTCAAACGAAGGCTCTTCACGCGCCGAACAAACAATCAAAGAAAAGTTTTCTGCAGCTTTTGATCGCAGTAATATCGAAATTTCTTAATAATTTAACAAAAAAATAAAATAATATGTCACTTAGAATTCTACCATTTAGACAATACGACGAGAATGATGTAATCAATCTCTTCGCCCTTGAAGGTGCTAGCGTCAATGCGTCCACTACGGACACAGGTGCTGGTGATGCTGGTGTATTTGTTAAGGTCTCCGCAGGAGACTTCGACAAGGACCCAGTTGGTTACTCAGACAATTCTTACCTCGGTAAGACTGATTATCCGTTCATTAAAGCTCAATACCCAAGTGTAAACCTTGAGTGTGCTCCTGCTGCTAGCGGTGAGTCACTTCTTGGAATCACTCTACGTCAAACTGCAAAGGCTGACGAGAACGGCGAGAAGCTTCTTTACAACCCAGTGAAAGCTGAAGAGCTCGGCTCAGTACTTCCAGGACAAGCTGTTCCTGTTGCTACTCGCGGAGTCTTTACTATCACATCTGCAGCCTATGATGGCGCACTTGTAGTAGGAGGCGGCATCGCACTTGGTGCAGCTGGTAAAGTTGCTGCGTGTGCAGCTACTGCAGCCGAAAAAGTAGGTACAGTAATTGGAACTGGAAGCCGCTCAAGCGGAACCATTACCGATTCCTGGGAAGGCGATTACGCAGTTGTTGCTCTTGGTCTGTAATCTTAACAAATAACTAGAAAATATATAAATATGAAAATTTCTCTTAAAAGAACACCAGAACAAATCGAGCTTATTAAAGCTATGGCTTCTAAGAACCGCTCGGTTGCTTACGAGGCACAAGTCGCACTTGCTGAATTCATCGGTCCAGTTATCGCTGAAGTCATCAACAATGCACCAGTAGTCAGTAACCTTTTCACCCCTCTCCAGTTCAACTCTGAGGACAATCCTTCGATTCCGTTGGATCTGTACTATGACGTAACTGACGAGGACTATGTGCAAGTTTATAGCACCAGCGCTGCTGGTGGTCTTCCACAAAACCAGGTTATCCCTACTGTGTCTGAGCTTAAAATCGCAACTTACTCACTTGATACTGCTGTAAGTTTTGATCGTCGTTATGCAGCCAAGAGCCGCATGGACGTAATCAGCAAGACATTCACTCGTATGGCTCAAGAAATCCTTCTTAAGCAAGAGCGTACTTCAGCTAACCTTATCATGGGTGCAGTTGCTGACGCTACTACAAACGGCAAGGATCACGTTTTCCGCGCTACTACAGACGGTACTTTCCTCCTCGACGACCTTAACGAGCTCCTGACACGCGCTAAGCGTATCAACACAGCTTGGAACAAAGGTACTCCTGAAGGCGGACGTCGTGGTATCACTGACATCATGGTCTCTCCAGAGGCAGTTAAGTCTCTTCGTGAGATGGCTTACAACCCAATCAATACCAAAGGTAATGACGACGGATACGGAACTGAAGGCATGCGTTCTTCTGTTTATCAAGCTGGTGGTGGTCTTCCTGACTTCTACGGTATCTCCATCATGGAGGTAAATGAGCTTGGTCGTAACCAGAAGTTCAACACAATCTTTGATACCGTTGCTGGCGCAACTTCATACAGCAAGGCTGATGGAACTGGCGGCGCAGTATTTAATGGAGCTGCTGACGAAATCATGCTTGGTCTTGATCGCGGACGCGATTCCCTCGTTAAGGCAGTAGCCGTCGACGAAGAGAATGGTTCCGAGTTCAATCTGACTGCTGACGATCAGTACAGCATCCGTCAGAAGAAGATCGGTTGGTTTGGTGGCATCGAAGAAGGTCGTATGGTTCTTGATAACCGTGCATTGGCTGGAATCATTGCTTCTAACCTCTAATATAAATTTAAAAAATAAATTTTTAAGACCACTCTTAACGGAGTGGTCTTTTTTTGTGTAAATATCATAAGATAAACATATTATAGAGATATGGAAGAACAAGAATCAAATAAAATGCATGTATCGTATGGCGTCGAAAGTTCAGACGAATCTGCAGAAATACAAAAAAACCCTATGAAGAAATCATCCAAAAAAGCAAAGAAAAAGCAAATCAAATCTACTGCTGTAGATGAAGCTGCTAAAGAAGTTAAGGAAAGTGTTGTTTCAGAAGAGAAGCCAGAGAAAAAAGGTCTAGTTGAAGAAATTAATGAAATGAAAGCTAATAACCAAACAAGAACGCCTGAGTTTACAAAGAAAATGGCAGAGCTTGAAACTATCCTTGGTGTTGACGAGATTAATCCGTTTGGTACTAATGAGTTAGACGTATTTGAAGAGAAGCTTAAAGGTCTTAGTGAGGCTGGGCTACAAGATTTAGCTTATAGAGTTGGTATGAATCCATATCAATCTGGGCCAGTGCTTAAAGGGGCGCTTAGAAACGAGTTTAAGTCTTACAATAGAAATAATATGAGAAACGTAATGCCTACGAAGACAAACGCAATCAAATTAGACCCTAATAACCCTCAACACGCAGAGACAATTAAAATCTTAGGAGAAATTTAATAAATGGAAGTATTAAAAGATATTGCCAGTGAATTAATGGAGAACGAGTTCGATAACGATCCTTGTTTAAATACAGAGCCATCGATTCTTTCCTGGCTAGAAGCAAACCTTGGTCTTTTAAATAGTTTGATAAATACCTCCTACTGTCTAGAAGGCTCAAATTTGGATTCTGAGGCGCAAGCTATATACAAACAAGTATATCTGCATCATTACTACTCCAAGAAGACCAGAAACGCTTTAAGAGGCATTATGGACGCTTCTGCTACCTCGACAGAAGAGGTGGCATCGATTAGCGATGGAGAGAGTAGGGTTACATTCGCAAATAAAAATGAAACAGCGAAAGTAATCAGGGGTTTAGCTAATGACGCTAAGTCTACTTTAAACGATCTTGTTGCTAAGTATAATGTATATCAGTCAGAGCCAAGACAGGTATCAGGAATAGATGGTTAAATAATTACTTTTAGTGTTAACGTGTTGTGTTGAACAACAAAAAAGCCCCGCTCTCGCGGGGCTTTTACTTTATAGGTTTTCTTTTAAATTAAGCAGGAAGAGTAAAGATTGGTCTGGAATTACCAGCTCCACTACAGATGATACCGTTATTGGTGTCATCAACACCTCCAAGTTGTACTCCAAAGGTAAGATCAACAGTCTTGTTTGATCCAATGCTAGATGAATAGCTTTCTGAATCTAGAGTAGCTCCTTTAAGGTTCCATACCATTGAATTTGTGCCTGAGCAAGATTGCATTGTGACTTGAACCTCACCTTGAGAACTTGTGCAGCCAGAAATTAGGCTTGCCAAGTTAGCGGCTTCTTGTTCACTGACGATAGCGTTAACGCTAAGAGAAGCGTTAACAGGGAAGTCTACAACGCGAGCAAATGGGAATTTGGAACCAAGTCTTTCGATTGGTGATCTAGAAAGAGGCATTGATAAGTTAGCACTTTGAAGGTGGAATTTACCCGCACCATCAATTTTAGCTAATCCTCCGTTTGTATTGTTAAAACCTGGGAATGTGATGTAAATGTCACCAGGCCTCAATGCAGTTGGACCGTCTTGACCTGTATTTCTAGGTCTGAGAAGCTCAACTGTCTGTCCAATTGGATCTCCTTCTGCAATGTCGATAGCAGGACTTTCTCCACTTGCGTGTAGACTTAGGAAGG